ATCGACAGTATCGCAACAACAAACCCAATGCACAGCCACGCCAAGCCGCCGCCGATTGCGTTGCGCATATCGTCGGTTCATGCCGCCGCATCTTGGGCAGATGATCGGGATCATGTATCACAAACCGCCTCGACCGACCCTTGCGTCTCAAACGTGTAGAAAACATCGCCGCTCGCGGTATAGCGTCGCGTGATCTCGACGACGACGTCGACCTTGTGTGTGCCCGATGTCCCGCCGCCGCCGACCGGCCTTGGCGAGAGCGTCGCATTGACGTCGGCGTTGTGACAGTCGATGCCCCATACATACCATGGCGTGCCGATCGGCGGCTCGGCGATATGGGCAAGCTCGATCAGGTTAATCGCCGCGCCCGTTTCGCTCATATCGCTCGACGCGCCTTCGTTGGCGGTAAAGACGAGTCGCGTCCAATTGTAAGACCATCGCGCATCGTGACCGCTGATGAGCGACGACCCTGTGATCCTCGCGGGAAACTTGCCCGCGACTTTGCTGTCGCTGATCATCTCGATCGAGATTTGATCGCCGCGTCGCGCGACCGCGATGCCCGGGCCGCCGACGATGCTCTTGATCATCATCTCGCGTATCTGCGCGATGCGATCGAGTAACGAGTTGCCGTTGTTGCCTCGCGACATTATGAAAACTTTGTATTAAAATCGGCCGTATCGTAATGCGTTACGTCTTTCGCGCCCGTGCCCTCGATAAGTCCGTTGGGCGGTCGCCCTGTTGATGCGTCAATGTACGTAACGCGCGGCTGCCATCCGGCCGGGTCATACGAGAAAAAGTATCGAAATCGCCACTTTTGCGGGCTTGTCGTCAAGATGGCGGGCGTGTATTCGACGCGCGTGCATTTCCAAAGACCGGCAGCGTCGGATAGCCATATCGCGGAGTTGAGCTTGTTGACAAACGCGCGAGCCTCGTCGCCGGGCGTGTTGGTATCCTCGACGATCTCGATAAAGATGTCCTCAAGAATGTCGTCGACATTGATCGTCGCGCCCTGCGTGTTGCCGTCGTGCGTCACGGTGATGAAAGAGCCGCCCGAGTCGGTGTCGCGCGTCACGCCCTGTAACGCCGCCGTGCCCTCGGCAAACCAATCGGCCGTCGTGAAATGCCGACGATACGTCAACACGACCTCGACATGGCTCGCCGAGACGACGCGCTTGATCGACCGATCCTCAAGTATGAGCGTCGCGTCGTCGGGGTGTTGGTCGCCGTCGGTCGGCAAGTCGGCGTGATCGATCGCGTCGAGAATCGTGCCGCTGTCGTAGCTCGACAAGCCTTTGATTCGCGCGATGCGGTCAACCTCGCGGATATATCCCGCTCGCTTGATGACGCGCGCGCCCTCGATCAAATCGACTTTGCCGCTCGATGCCATCGTCTACCCCACGATCCCGCGTATGAGTTGATCAAGTTTCGTATTGTTTTCCTGCAACGCTCTGACGACCTCGCCCGTGCGATCAGTTGTCGCGACGTCGCCTTGACCGACTGATTGCGGCCCGGGCAACGTCGCACGCTCGGCCGCCATGATCATCGCGTTACGCTCGCGCTCAAGTCGCGACGCCTCTGCCTGTCGATCATACTCGGCCGACCGCTGGCGTCGATCGCGATTGGCCGCGAGTTGTGCGTTTCGCATGAGCTGCGACTCGCCGCCCCGCCGTGATGCGTCGGCCTGTGAAATCGTGTCGCCGGTTGTGCCGCGACGCACCTGCGCGGCCGACCCTTTTTGCTGCCGGGCGTCGGCGCGACGTTGGGCGATTTCGATGTCGCGCAACATGCGAAGTTTAGCCGAGAGCATCTCGTCGCCCGCTCGCTCGGCCGATTCGATCTGTGATCGAAATGACTCGCGGATCGCTTCGGCCTCGGCCTCGGCCAGTCGGTCGGCGGCTCGCAACTGCTGTTGACGGATTTGCGAATCAACCGACGCGAGACGGTCGGCCCGGGCGAGACGCTCTTGCTCGCGTCGGTCATACTGTTGTTGCTCTTGCTTTGCGAGTTGCTCTTGCTTTTGTCGCTCACGATCGATCTCGTCTTGCCGCCGTTTTTCAGCCTGCGCCGCCGCTTCGGTCTCTTTTTGTTCAAACTCGCGGCGAGCCTGCTCTTGCAATCGCGACAAAGCTTCGATCGCGCTGGCTCGCTCGGCTTCGATTTGTTTTTCCGCGTCGGCCGTGTCGATGATCGACCTGATGCGAGACTGTAAACTTTCGATCTCGGCGTCGAGCGTTTTCTTTCGCTGATTCGCCTCATAGACTTCGCGACCGCCGCCGCTCGCCCGCATCGCCTCGCTCATGCCGCGACGGCTGTCGATGATTTGCTGTTGCTTGTTTCGCTCGGCCTCAAGCTCGTTGAGCTGTTGGCGTATGTCGTTGACGACTTTTTGTTGTGCATCGTTCGGCGCGAGCGCGGCGACCTGTGCGTCGAATTGTGCCCGCATCGCGTCGCGCTCGCGCCGCTGTGCGATCTCGATACGCTCCGATGCCGTCTTGCCGATCAGCTCGGCCTCTTGCTGCAACGCCTGACTAATCGCTCGCGTTGTTTCGAGCGTGCCCTGTCGGCTCTTGAGTAGGTCGTTGCCGAAATCAATCAGCCGTTCGCCAAGCTCGCGCGACTTGTTGATCCGCTCGATCTCGTCGCCGATGCCGGTGATCGTGCCGAGTAGCTCTTTGAGCTGTCGGGCAAACGGGCCGATCCCGGCGGGCAACTGCTCGACGGCCGCGGCGGCATCTTCGATATTGCCCGACAACGCCTTGACCCCGACGTTGACCGCCCCGACGCCAAGCTCAAGCGTACCCATAACCGCGACCGCGCGCAACGCCTTGTCGACGATACCGCTGAACGGCGAGCCTTTGTTGCTCGCATCCTCGATTTTCTTTGCGGCTTTGCGCGCCTTGACCTCGGCTTGCTTCATGCCCTTTTCAAGCCGGTCGAGACGCGCCTCGACGTCGATGCTTAGTTTGGCGGCGACATTCTCGGCCATTGCGTCTACCTCGGTCTCTCGATCTTACGCATCATCACGATCGCGTCGAGCAAGTCGCACCATTGCGTCGGATATGTCAACGTCGCGGGGTCGGCCATGTAGTACCGCCGCAAGTATGCGGCCTCAAGTTTCAGGTCCGGGCCGTCGAACCATCGGCTAAAGGGTCGTCGTCATCGCCCCTATCTTTACCGTTGTCGGGCGATCGGCTCGACGGGTTGAGATTCGCGATGTCGGTCGCGATGTCGATCAGATCGAACGGGTCATCGAACTGGTCGGCAAAGTCGTCGGTCAAGTCGACGCCCGCCTTTTCGGCCGCGATCTCAAATACCTTGATCGCGCCCTCGGGCGTGTGCATGTAGTTGACGGTCTCGCGGGCCGTCGCGTCGAGCGACATTTGTCGAATCGCCGCGGGCAACAGCTCGGTATTGAGACCGGCCTCTTTGAGAATCATGACCTTTGATCGTAGCTCGCCCTTGTGTTTGTTTTCGAGCGTGCGTTGCACTTTGGCCCAATCGACCAAAGTAAAGCGGGCGAATCGAAAGACCCGCCCGCTCTTGGTCTTGACCTCGACATCACTCGCAACGATCTCGTCGGCTTGACTGGTCATCTGATCGGCCGCCTTTCAATCAATACGCGCAACCGATTTTTCGCTCATCAAGCTCGACGCCGGTCGGCTTGGCCCGCGCCTTTTGCCACGGCACCGAGATTTCTCGCTCGCGGCAGACGCGCCAAATCTGATGCAACGCATGCGTCGCGATCATCGCGGCATCATCGACCGACTTGGTCGACGTCGCCTTGAGCGTCGTGTTGGCCTTGGCCTTGCCGTTTTCGTCGATGTCGGGCATCTCGGGATACTCGGCGACGAAAACGTCTTTGTCGAGATCCAGATACAGCCATAACAGCGTCGAGCGACGCTTGCGGCCGATGCCCATTGATTTGACTTGCTCGGCCGTGACGTCGGCGAGCGGGGTTTTATTGCTCTCGGACATTGCTTATCGATCCTTTCCCGCGATCGGTGTCGCGATCTGATGGCGTGCGGTTGATTACGCGGTTTCGTCCCAAGTCAGCGTCAGTTGTCCGACCGAGCCGAACGGATACGACGACGTCATCGAGTCGGTCAGATTGCGCGAGAACGACCAACCCGTGATATTGGCCGTAAACGCCAGCGTGCAGCCGGTCGTAAACTGCAACGTCATCGAGCCTTGAGCGTTACTCGGCGCGAGCGTCGACGCGAGCAATGCGGCGGGTAGCGGCGTCGTCGTCGTCGTGTTGAATCGGGTAAAGCCGCCGATCGTGCCGGTGCATCGTACCGGCCCCGCCGGTTGAGCCGACCCGTAGCCGTTATCGGTAAACCCGGTGTCGTCGGCCTCGGGGATCTCGACCGTGCCGTCGATGGCGTTGGCCTTGACATTGAATCCGGTCGGCATCGTCACGGATGCGGCCGGGCCTTGAATCGTTGTAACCATTTGCTCAATCCTTACGTTTGGGGTCTCAACTGGCCTTGATGTTGTAAGTCGCGGTCAGACGCAAGAGCCGCCCCTCGCTCGCGATCACCCCGCGCGATCGTGATTGTGCGACGGCCCCATTGTAGCCGCTCACGCTGAAACTCGCATGATGCAATCGATCATAAAGATCGCCGCCGATCGTCCGCAACGCCTTTGCCCCGCCGTCGGCGTCGGCATAGATGTCGATCTGTACGTCGGCGTCGATGTCATCGCCGTCGAACGTCAAGACGTCGTCATCGGCGACGACGGTCACGATGGCGAACGGGCGCGGCACACTCAAAAACGGATCGTCGGCGTCAGCCGCGGCAACCGCCTCGGGCGGCGAGCCGTCATAGATCCGGCCCGCCGTGTTGGCGTCGCCGCCGATCGCGGTATTAAACGCCGAGTCGGCGGTCAGCCGCGACATCAAGCCCTCGATCATATTTTGCTGCGCGTCGCTCATGCTGAAATCTTACGGATCGATTTTTCAAACTCGACCAACACGATTTTTAGAATTGCTTTTTTCGATCCCTTAAACACGGGCCGAAAATGCGGCCGCGCCGAGATGCGCACTGATTTTTTGAGAATGAACACCGGCCGAAAAGACCCGTCGGCCTGTGGCTCAACGAGCAATGTCGGCTTGCCCCGTCGTTTGATCGCGACGAGCGTGCCCTTGGGCAAGTTGTAGAGCGACGTGCCCGCTTTGCGTCGTAGCTGTTTGGCCCGCTTTTCATTACCGGGAAACGGCACGGGCAACGCGCCGCCCTTGGCCGAGATCACGCCGCCATACTCTAAAATCTTGGCCTGTGGCCGGTTGGTCCCGACGCGAACGCGCGGCGATCTGTCGTCGAGACCCGATCGATCAATCTGCATGGATCGTGAATAATCGCCGGTGTCGGTTGCGGGCGGGCCGCCCGGACGCGATGACCCGCCGCCCGACCCGATGTTACTGCCGCCGCCCTTGCG